TGTGCAATGCCTTATTAAATGTTGGTAATAGTAATGATACTTGAGATTATATGATGTCAGATAATGTTAATCTTTTGCTTTTAAGTAAAAATGAGTATCCGGTTTTCAACTCGCTGCGCTTCCGCGCGAGCAATAGTGGCAACCTTAGAAGGACGTTTTCCGCTACCTCGACAAACTTTGATGTGCAGACCTTTTCCCTATGGTTCAAGCGCGGGAGACTTACGTTAACTGACGCTGTTATCGCAAATTGCCTAATCACGCAATTCGGTTCCGGCGGCAACTATCCAACCTTTGAGCTTGGCTTTGAACCAAGTAGCGATCAACTTGTGTTTATGAACAGAACCGGCGGATCGACGTACAACTATCGCTTGGTCACGACGGCGCAGTTTCGTGATCCATCGGCTTGGTATCACCTCGTCATCGCATACGACAGCAGTCTTGCCACAAGCACCGACCGCATCAAGATGTGGATTAACGGGGTGCAGATTACTTCGTTTTCGTCCGCAACCTATCCGGCGCAGAACACAGATAGTCAGTTTGCAAACATTACCTATTCGGGGTCCTCCGACATTGGCAGTTTCTTTAATAACAGCAGATATTTCGACGGCTACATGGCCGAGGTGAACTTCATCGACGGCCAAGCCCTGACACCTTCCAGTTTCGGCCGAACCGACAGCACGACGGGCGTGTGGGTTGCAAACAAATACGCAGGCACCTACGGCACCAACGGTTTCTATCTTAAATTCGCCGACGCTTCCGCCGCGACCGCAGCAGCAATCGGAAAGGACAGCTCGGGCAACGGAAATAATTTTACGCCAAGCGGCATCAGCGTTACCAGCGGCACGACGTTCGACCAGATGACCGACACGCCGACGTTGAACTATTGCGTGCTGAATCCAATCGACAAAAATACCAATCTTGCATTCTCGAATGGAAACCTGACCGCCATACCTTCAAGCATTGCTGACTATTGGCTGGGTCGCGCAACAATGGCTTTGCCCACGACGGGTAAATGGTACTGGGAATTAACCCTCAATAATACCCCTATCCTTTATCAAGCTGGTATTTATTCTGCAAACAGACCAAATAGCGGTGCCACTTCAAGCACAGGAAATGAATATCAAGTAGCGTGGGGAACTACGTATACATATATTCAATTTCAATCAAATAATGCCGCATTTTCCGCATGGGGAACAAATACAAATCCCACATCGGGCAATGTGCTCATGTTTGCTGTTGATTGTGACAATGGAACAATGTGGGTTGGAAGAAATGGAACTTGGTATAACACAAGTGGAACAGCAAACCCCGCAACTAATACAGACCCTAGATTTTCGTCAATTCCGTCTGGAATGTTTCCGGGTGTAAACTTACCAAATCCGGCATCTGGTGGCGTGACAATGAATTTTGGCCAGCGCAGCTTCGATTACGCCGCTCCCTCTGGATTCAAGGCTCTGAACTCTACCAACCTCCCGACGCCCAGCATCAAGAAGAGTTCACTCTTTTTTGATGCCACGCAGCGGACCGGAACGGGCGCAACGGCATCGGTGTCCTCTCTTGGGTTCCAACCGGATCTCGTGTGGATCAAGTCGCGCAGCAATGCAACATCACACAACCTCTTCGATAGTTCGCGTGGGGTGCAAAAGGGATTTAACACTAACGCTAGCGGTCCACAATACACCGACGCCAACTCGCTGACGGCATTCAACGCCAACGGCTACTCGCTTGGCAGCGATGCCTCGTCTCGCGGTGTTAACATCAACGTCAACACCTACGTTGATTGGGTTTGGAAAAAAAGTGCAACGCCGGGATTTGATATCGTAACTTACACAGGAAACGCAACCAATCGAACAATCGCGCATTCGCTTGGAGTTGTTCCCAAGATGATGATCATAAAAAACGTTGACACCAGTGCGTCTCCGGCTTCGGTACCGGTGTTTTACCATTCCAAGCTCAACGGAGGAACAACCCCAGCCAACTACTACATGTATATGTCATCGGCAGCGGTAGAAGGTGCTTACGGATTATTTTTTAACAACACTATTCCAACATCATCTGTCTTTACGGTTGGAACTGATTCCTTTGTCAATCAAAACACATGCAGCATTGTCGCCTACCTCTGGTCCGAGGTCGATGGCTTTAGTAAGATCAGCGACTACACCGGCAATGGCTCGACAGACGGGCCTTTTGTGTTCTGCGGATTTAGGCCCAAGTTCTTGATGATCAAGGCGCGCAACTTAGCGACTAGCTGGGTAATGGCAAACGCATCGAACAAGGACAACGAGATTATCAATTTTGTTTTCGCGGATCTTGCGAACGCCGATACAACTTCGAACGTCTACGGCTTCGATCTTTTGTCAAACGGCTTTAAGCTACGTGCTCCAACCGGCTACTCGGTAAACAATAGTGGCATTAGCTATCTGTTTGCTGCATATGCCGAAACCCCATTTAAGTACGCGAGGGCCAGATAAAATTTTGATGATTTTTGTAACACTAAATAGCTAATATCACTTAATTTGTAGTTATATTTGAAGTTTTTGAGCGTGCTAAAAAATAACGGAGTTAATTTAGATGGCCATCAGTAATGTATCACTAACGAACACGTTTGATGAATGGAGAGTAACTACAAATCAACTTATTGTTGTAACTAACGATTTGCTTGGTGATGGTCTACAAACTTATCGTAGTGTTACTGCAAATATTGTTACTGCAAATAATTTATTTTTTGGTTCACTAAATGTTGTTTCTACTCTTTCTTCCGCGTTTGACAAAGCAAATAGTGCAAATGTAATAGCAGTTGCTGCATTTGATAGATCTAATATAGCAAACAGTGCTGCCAGCAATGCTGCCAGCAATAGTATATTAAAGACTGGCGACACAATGACAGGAACACTTGTTGTTCCAACAATAAATGTTAGTCAAAATTTAAGAGCAACTGGCGGAACAATAGATATTGCCGCCGCAAATATATTATCTCAAACGTTAACTGACGCCTCAACAATTTCTTGGGACACTTCTCTTGGTCAAATAGCAACCGTAACTCTTGCTGGAAATAGAACGCTTGCAAATGCAAGTAGTTTAAGAGTTGGTACATATATTCTCCATGTAATACAGGATGGCACTGGTGGTAGAACACTAACTTTTTCAAATCAATATAAATTTACCGCTAACGTTAATCCAACTTTAACTAGTGGTGCAAATAGGAGAGATTTATTTTCATTTGTTTCTGATGGTACCAATATGTTTGGTGCAATGATACCGGATGTTAGATCGTAATTTGAAGCAAACATCATGCTCGCAATAATATCTCGCCCATACGCAATAGTAAATGTAACATCAACAACAAGTAATTATAATTTAAGATCTTCTGTTGGATCTACTATTGGTGTTCCTAATGCAAACTTTCCCATTAATGTTTATGCATTTGTTACTGCCGCGGTAACAGGTTCCTCTGCAGGTGTTCCTGCATATAGAACCGGTTCTGGTTGGCATGGCGGCACAGACATTTACATAAAAAATTCTAGCACTATTACAGGAGTAGCAGGAGCTACAGGAACACCCGGCTCAGGTGGTGCTGGTGGTAAGGGAAATGGCGGACCCAATGATGGCGCTCAAGGTAATCAAGGTGGCACAGGTGGAACTGGTGGGACAGGAGGAACTTCTTTTACTGCGGATACTGTATCAAATATTCGTATAGTTCTTGATAATGGATCTGGAACATTTACGGGTGGCTCTGCAGGCTCCGGTGGAACAGGTGGCGGTGGCGGTGGTGGTGGTGGGGCTGCAGGTAGAACTGATGTTGCACCAGCACCATATAGTCCTGGCTATTCTAGTTTCTTTGGTGGCGGAGGTGGTGGTGCCGGTGCAGGAACTCCTGGAGCTTCAGGTGGTGCTGGTGGTACTGGTACAGGTCCGGGTGGTACAAATGGAAGTGCTGGAACAACTACAACTTCCGGATCAACAACTGGAGGTGCCGGCGGTGCTGGTGGTGGTGGGGCTGCTGTTACAGCAACAACGGGGGGTGCTGGGGGTAATTTAGGCAGTGCCGGAAATCCTGGCGGTTCAAATGCATATGGATCAGGCACGTATGGATTTAGATCTGGTGGACCTGTCGGACCAACAGGACCCTCAGGATCTCAGGGAAATTCTGTAACAGGAAACTCAAATATTACACAGATATCATTAGGCACTAGAAACGGGCCTGTGTCCTGATAATTTAAGGTAAAAAAAATGAATTTTAAATTTAAAATTTTAAGCTTTGATTTGTCACAACATTCAATCGTTGTTAGATACTATACTGATTTTTTAACGGAAGATAATTTGGCAACATCTTTTAATTTAGATGGATCAATTGAAAGAAACAAAGATGGTTCACCTATTAGATGTCAAACAGATTATAATCTTAATATTTGGAAAACAAATCCACCACCAACTAAGAATGAAATTATAAAATATATTAATGATTGTTTTCCACATGAGTGGTTTAAATTAAAACATGACGTATTGGATGAAAAAGTAGATACATCTTTAGAATGTATTAAAGATATGCTTAGTAAAGAATTTGAATCAGAAAAAATAGAAGAAAAAATAGAAAAATCTAAACCATTAAGTGACCAAGAAATAGAAGAGTTATTGGAAGAATTAACAAAGAAATAATTTTAATTTTTAAACAAATTTTGGACCAATACCCCATATGTTTACAACAATAGTTACACGACCAAATCAAGTTATAACAATTTCTACAGTTGCAAATAATGTCAATTTGCGAGCAAGATCAAATACACCAACATACCCTGTAAATTTATTTTGTTTTATTGATGCAAATGTATCAAGCAATGTTTTCAATGGTCCAGCACTAAGACTTGGTACAGGATGGGGCAATTCAACATATTTCTTCATAAGAAATTCAGCAAACATAGTAGGAAATGTTGGTAATACAGGTGTTGCTGGCACAGGTGGTGCTGGTGGTGGTGGTGGCGGTTATCCTACTAATCCGGGTTCAGCAGGTTCAGCTGGCGGAACTGGTGTTCGTGGTGCAAATGGATCGATTGCATTTCAAGCTGAAACAGGCAATCAAGTTTTAAGAATGTATTTAAATAATCTTGGTATTATTAGAGGTGGCAATGGTGGACCCGGAGGGCCGGGTGGGGGCGGCGGTGGTGGTGGCGGCGGTTTGGGATATTTGTATGTTCCAAGCAAGGGTGTGCCATACTATAATTATTATGGGGGTGGCGGCGGTGGTGGCGGTGCTGGAGTTTCTGCTGGAACTGGTGGCGTTGGCGGAGGGTCTTTATATGTACCAAATGGATCGACAGGAGCAAACGGTACATCATCTTCAGGTGGTGCAGGTGGTGCAGCGTCTTCAGGCGGAAGTCCTGCTGCTGGTGCTGGCGGCCCTGGTGGTAATACATCACAAGCTGGATTTGGTGGTGCAAATGGCGGCGGTGGTTACGCATTCAATACAACATACGGTGCAAGACCCGGAGGAGCTACTGGTGCTACAGGCAATGTAGGAAATACTGGATTTGCAATTGCAGGTAATAATCTAATTACTTTTATTGCTATAGGAACTCTAAGCGGCAATACAAGTAATTAATCATATAAACTTTGGTCCAACAATCCATATGACAATTGATTTTCTAACACCTTTAGTTACAGGTTTTACTCTATGAATGAGATATGATGGAAAAAATATGACTCGTCCTCTTTTCATAACTATTTTTTCTGGTTCATTTTGATTACCGACATTTATTTGAAAATCACCGCCTTCAAAATCTTTTTCTGGATCAGATAAGCACATCACAACTGATAGTTTTCTTGTCGTATTTGGAGTGCTTTGACCATGCAACATATCCATGTGCCAGTCATACTTTCCCTCTTCACTAGCATAATATTCAGTATATTGAAAATCGTGATATCCGTTTAGATTATAGTTATAGTAACTTTCATTTATAGCTGTTATGATTAAATTGAATTTATCAAATATCCAATTTGTATTTTCGTCTTTTTTATAAAAACAGATTTTTGATTTTCTTATTTTTTCAAGTTCTTGCTCGTCTTGAGTACCAACAACAGTTGCTTTTTGTACTTTATTTGAAGAACATATTTCTTCAATTCTTCTTATTTCATCTTCACTAAATCCGTTATCCCAATAAGTCCACGAATATGTTATGTTTGATCTTTCTTCGGGGCTATTCGACAACGATTTGTACATGAAATTCTCCGCATGATGTTTATTTTTACATAAATATATAGTGTGTGCACTAGAATACGAGGAAAAAATGGAAGTCAAGTATAAAATAATTGATGTTGATCCTAATCAACACTCTATCATTGTTAGATATTATACAGATGTATTGATGGAAGATAGTTTGTCAACTTCGTTCAATAGTGATGGATCAATTGCAAGAAGATCAGACGGCTCTCCACAAAGATGCCAAACCGACTATCATATCAATATATGGAAAACTGATACTACACCAACAGCAGAAGAAATACAAAAAATTGCTAATGATTCTGCTCCATATGATTGGTTTAAATTGAAACATGATATTTTGGATCCAAACATAGATACTTCTCTATCAAATGCTTCTTCGCTTGTTGGTAAAGAATTTACAGCAGTGAAGCTTGAAGAAAAAATAATAGAAGAAAATATTGAAAATGAGATTCAAAAAATAATTGATTCTTTAACGGCAAATACATCTAATACCTAATTAGTTTTTTCGTCATGAACAAAAAGCTGGGTTTTTATACTATAGGTACGACTGTGTTTGAATCCAAGATACAAGCGTGTATTTTGGCAAATAAAGTCTTGAAAGAAATGAATCAAAGTATTCATCCTTTGAAATTATTACAGTGGAATTTCAATGATGAAATATTTGAAGCATATAATTGGACAAAAGAGCCAGAAAAAACTCTTGACGAATTATACAACGCCAGAGCAAGAGATATTCGTGAAAAATATGATCATGTGATTGTTAGCTATAGTGGTGGTTCTGATAGTCATAACATGCTTATGGCTTTTCTAAGACAAAATTTATTTGTCGATGAAATCATAGTCACGCATATGAACAAAGCCATGAATGATTATGCTATAATTGATCCATCAGAAAAGTCAGCAAAGTATGCATATTCATCAGAATATGCTCTTCAAACAATTCCAAGACTAAAAGAAATAACAAATCTTTCTCCGCAAACAAAGATAAGAATATTTGATGTAAGCGATTCTGTGTTCAACACATTTGCAAGGCACAATGATGAAAGTTGGATTTTTCAAGTTAGGGAAGAATTGAATCCAATAGATGCGTCACGGTACAATTACCTACAATTTTCGGAATTCAAGAAGCAACTTGATCGTAGTAAAAAAACAGCAATAGTTCTTGGTGTTGATAAACCAAAAATTCGCATATTTGAAGACACAAAAAAAGTCTGTATGTATTTTAGCGATAG